ATTAAACTACCACCAATGTTCCTGTTACTGTTATTGTACCAGGTATAGTTATCGGACCTGCAAGAACTCCGTTCTCAACAGTTTGTGTACCATCAATCGTACCTGCTTGATTTTTTATAAATTCATCCGGTGATGTCTGTCCTCCAATATATTGGATTCCATTTACTATTGCAGTCATAATACTCCTTACGAACTAATTGTATCGATGTACGAAAGAACCACGTCTAAACTACTTGCCGTATCAGAGACTGCTTCTAACGTATCACCACTAGCTAAAACAATTTTTGCTCCGCCTTGAATTAATTCAATAGCAGAGTTTGGTGGAATACTAACGCCTTTTGCTAAAAAGTAATCAGCTCCGCCTTTAGCAATCTTAACATCAATTGCAATAGTTGATGTTAAAATATTACAACATCTAATACCAATTACTGCATCGTAGTTTCCACCTGCTAACAATGTAGTATCTGATGTTCCAATTGTTCTAACTAATACGTTTCTAAAATCTTGTGCCATATTTTTTCCTTATAATGCAACCGCCATTGCTAGTGCAAAGCCATTGCTTGCTGCTCCTACTGGATTACCTGATGTATCTAGGTAAACCGATTTGCTAGCTGGTAATGTACAGAATACATCTTTAGTGCCTGCAGAAAAATTTACTGCTGCATCTGAATTAGAACTGGAGATAACTGTAGTTCTAGTTAGATTTGCACTTGATCCGTCTAGTGTACCTAGACCAACTTCAAATTCACTTGTTCCTTGATTAAATATACAATAGTAAGTCGTATTGTTATTTCCAATACCTTGTGCAAAAGTTTCAAAGCCAGTCACTGCTGCTCCAAGTGCAAACGCACCTGTACCAGTAGTTGTACTATTTACTTTTACTCTATCATTTATTACTAACGCCATAAATTTTTTCCTTAACTCATACTTATAATTGCATTTGCCGGTGTCGATGGATCAGGAAAAGCAATTGTAAACGTACCATTAGTTGCCGTTTTTGTTCCTCCAAAATCTAATACAACACATAATTTATCTGATTTGTCATCATTATAAATAGCTGCTCCTGCTGCACTAAATGTAGCACTAGCTATTGATGAATCAGCAAAGTCAACAGATGCTACTGCAGTACCTGAAGCAACCGCTTGTGAACCTAAAACTTTTCCACCTGTTGTATAACCAGAACCACCTCCAGAACTTACTTCATTTGCAGTAAGATAAGTTGTGCTTGCTGTGCTATATCCAGATATAGTTGTGTATAATGCTATTTTAAATGAATCTCCGCCACTTGCAAAATTATGTGTTCCCGAAAAGAGTTCTCCTCTAAATGCGAACGGTATTATATTTGCCATATTTTATCTCCTTATTTATTTATTACTTGATGGATTTTTGGATTCTAAAACGGTACGAATAACCCCATCTTGATATTCGTCTCGGCGTCTTCGACCTTGTTGTTCGATCGCATACGATAGTAAAGCTTTTTCATAAGCTTGTGAATAGTATTGTAACATATCTGCAGGACCTTTCAAGTACCCATATGCATTCACAAGAGATCCATATAGAATAAGATCTTGATATTTATTTGATAAAAAGGTTCCAGTTCCACTAACTGTGGCATCTGTTAAACTAACTGGCTCTTTATTATACGCTAAAGTGATACTATATGTTTTATCAGGAGTAGGTGCTACTACCCAAAATTCTTCATCCCAATTAGCATAGTATTTTGGTATATCTACAGCTGCTGTTCCAGGCGTAGAATAATATTCTGCCATAAAACTAGTATCTCTTTGCTCTAAATAATATTGATTTCCTGCTGAATCTGTAAGTTGAGCATACCTAATTAATCTTAAATCTGCAGGTATCGTTACATATCGATTACCTATAATTAAGCTTGATGTTGCGTAATGTCTGTCTTGATCTGAATCGACTTCTCTATAAATTTTATTTTCTGCGTTTTGAATAAGTCTATTTACAACAGAATCTGTAAAAACATTACTTCCTACTTCTGTGTAACCTCTAATATCTGTTTGTAAATCTGTTAAAGTGTATGCCATTATCCGTTTACTACCTCAAGTGTTACTGGTCCTGCTGAACAGTTATCTCCTCCACCTTGTATATTACCTGACGTTGCATTACTAGTGCTTGTTATATAAAAATAATTTATAGGAGTTGTTAGTGAATCTGTTGTCGTAGCTCCTGTAACATTTCCTGCTGAATCAATTTGACCTAATGCAATAGTAAAACCATTTGCATTATTTAAATCACTTACATTATCAAAGGTAGGTATATTTATAAAAGCTTGTAAATTTCTTTGATCAGCTTCATCTGCACCTCCTGCACCTGCAGTTGTTACAATAGGTGGTCCTCTAAATCTTACAATGTCACCAGCTTTTCTTTGATGATCTTCTGAATAAACATTTACATAAGTTGTGCCACCATAAATAATAGTTGTAAATGGATTGGGATCTAACAAAATTAAACTAGCAACCGATGCAGGTTTTGGTCTTGGATTATATAAAGCTATTGAATCTGATCCAACAGGTTTTGGTTCAAGTTGTGGTTGCTTTGCTTCATACTCTGAAGTGTGCACTAAAGATCCATTCCATTCTCTAACCATTTCTGTATAGGGAAATGCCATACCTGATCTATCTGATATTGCTAATGATCTTTTACCCGATGCATACTTACCCATTATACTCCATCTCCATAAAATGTTTGTGGTGAAATGAAACTAGATGTACCTTGATTATCTGCATCAAGTGCTCTTAACATTTCACTTTCATAAATTCTCTCTAACTCTTGTGTTCTTTCAGGTGAAACTTTCATACTTAAATAGTATGCAAGTCCTGACATCATACAAGGATAAAATCTATTTACTACATCTGCTGTGTGAGAATAACCACCAACGTCTTGTATCTTTGCTAAATAATAAAAACAAAATTGAAAACTACTTGGTGTAGTTGTGCTTGATACACTTGAACTTGGTGTTGTATATAAAAAAATACTTGGGTTTAATTTTCTCTCTACATAATATTGTGAAGGAGTACCTTTAGATAATTTGTTTGGTGTTTGTGAATATGTGGATCTATCTATTTTTGTAAGTGCAACATCTACTGGTGCTGTTGTTGTTGAATTGTTTCTATAATAACCTTCTAAAACATCACTTATATCACTTGGAAAATTAGTTGAATCACTTGCAAAACTATATTCAGCTTGACCTTCGATTAATGGTACTTTCGCTAATTTTACTTTCCATAAATGTACTCCTCTATTTCCCCATTCTTGAAAAAGAATATTTAATGATCGTCTTGCAGATCTTAATTGATAACCTGTTCTTGTTCCTAATACTCCTGTTCTTTCATAAGCTTCCTCAATGATATCATCCATTTGAGGATCAAATTCAGTAGTGCCTGATGTAGGTGCAATTGTTTGAGCAGAATTACCCATACCAGCATGAACTGTACAATAATAAAATAATACTGGAGCGCCAGTGGTTTTAACTGGTGCAACATTAATTGTTGTATTTGATCCAGCTTGACCAGATACTCCTGTAGTGGTTACACCTGTTGTATAAGGTGCTGCTGGTGAATTATTTGGATTTGTAGAAAATGCAAAAACGTGTGTATTATTACTACTATCAGAAGTATCAAAAATGTAAGTATTACCTTCTTGTAAATAAAGTACAGGAGCTAACTCTCCGTTAATATAATATCTATTACCGGTACCATATTGAGTAGTCCCCGTCGCTACGGTTACTGTGTAAGTTATTGTAGCCACAATTTAATCCTACGTAAATGTTATTGTAACACCAGGTGTTGCAGTTAAATCTAAATAAATTCCTTCTTCAAATAAAATTCCTGAACCAGGAACATAAAAATCTATTCCTTCAGTTCCAAATTTAAATGTAGCTATTACAGTTCCTGCTGCTCCACCAGATTTAAAAACAATACTAGAACTTGCAGCACCTTCAGCTTGAATACCTGTTATTCTAGCTCTTTGTCCTGTAGGTACCATTTGTCCATCTCCTGTAGCGTGGGCTACTAGTTGATCACTTGTATATCCTGACATATTTTCTCCTTAAATTTTATGTGGGCCGAAGCCCACACTAAATTAATTATTAACTTAAATTGTTGTTTTGTAAGTACATAATAGTAACTCTTAATTCACCAGCAGTTGTTGCCGCTGAATTAGTTACATTAAATCTTACATCACTTGTTCCAACATCTTCCCAAGCTAATGCTCCACCAGCTTGAGTAGTTGGACGTTTAAGTCCTACAGTTGTTCCAATTGCAAAAGTATTAACATATGCAGTAGCTGCTCCACCAACTTGACCAATACTAATATTAGTAGCTCCAGATGCTGCTGTAATACTGTCAAAAACAATATCCACTAATTGTGAATTTGCTGGAATAACAATGTCAAGAGCAGAAGCTGCAATTGCACCTCCTGATAAATCAACGGCTGCAGTTTGAGCCATTAGGACTTGTCCTGTATTTTTAATATCAGTTCCAACAGTTGTACCAGTTGTGTTTGAAATCGTTCCCGCTTTAATCGGTCCCGAAAAAGTAGTTGTTGCCATTTTATATTCCTCCTAGAATATGTAAATATAGTCACCTAGGGTGTGTCGACTATACGCGTCTATATTCACTAGTTATTGTTTATGTATAGTGATTAAAATATATAGTAATTTTGAGTAGAGTGCAAGAGATTGCGTAGTGAATGTACGTATTTCGACGATATAGCTTTTTCCTAAGTAGCTACTGAAACTTCTGGAGCAGCGCCTTCAACGCTATTTTGTCTGTGAGCAATAGCTGCTTCTTCCAGCTTGATCTTTGTAATGACTTCTCTAACTTTGTCATCAATTCTGACCATTTCAAGAGTATACCTATCATTAGATAGATGCTCCTGTTCCCACTTCAACTCCAAGGACCTTTTTGCTTTGTATAGGTCTTGTATCATTAATAACCTCCTCAAAAGTTATACGATTAAACTTGGAATATTGATTTCCAAGATTTTCCCATTTTACACTGTTTTCTCCTAGTTTGTCAAGTATTGCTTGCTCAACGGATTCAGCGTTATCTTCAGCTAATATTTCAAATTTAGCGTGATGATAATAAGCCCAGATATTTATAAGAAATTTTTTCATTTACACCTTTTTAATTAAAAAAGGGGCCGTTTTGAGGCGGCCCCTGAATTTTATTGATTACGTTGCGTTTGATCCGAATACGCCTCTTGGATCTGAGAATCCAAAAACATATCTTTCTCTCGCTTTGTATCTAACGTTACCAGTATCAAAGTCACCTTCCATTGAAGTTTTGATAGGTGATCTATTGAAATGCTTAAGTCCATTAGGCACATCAGTTTTAATGAAGAATTTCTTCGCAGCAGTTAAGTAGTTATTTACTACATATCCACCAGAGATCATTCCCATATTTCTGATTGCGTTAATGTCATTATCAGCTGTACCTGTTCTACCTACAGAATTCATAAGTCTGTCAGCAGTAAATTGAAGAGCTGAAGGAATTACTAATTTAACTCCTTGCGCTGCAATTTTTAGGCCTCTTTCATCAGTGAAAGCCGCGATGTCAATCAACGACTGTTCTAA